TTAAGTGCGGGTTACGGTGGTCGTTGTAGTGCCGTCTCCGGTGATGCTCTGGCTGATCGCTCCTGCCGCCCGGCTGGACGGTGTGACCGTGAGTGCGCTGCCGTTCTTTAGGCCGTGGATCAGGTGGATTTCTCCGATCTCGTCCAGTTCCGGCGTGATCTCCGTGCGCATCGCGCCCGTGAATAGCGTGACTGCGCTCGTCGCGAAGGCCACAGACTGAATAACTGCGGCTTGAAATTCGTGAATGTCTGCGGCTGCGTGATTCGATCCGGTGAGTTGCAGTTCTACGTTCGCATTTGTTGCGCGAACGATCCTGCCGCCGTATGTTCCGGATGTTGTGTGACCGCTCGTGGCCTCGTCCCACACGGCATCTGCGATGCCTGCGGTGGTGGCGGTGGAAAGGTCGTTGATTAGAATCTCAGCACTTCCGTTCCATGCCACGATTCCGCTCGATAGCGGCGTAATGCCGGTGTCGTAGAAAACGACTTGATATGTCCCAGCTGTAATCGCTGGCATGTTGCCGCTGTAAAATCTTGATGTGCTAACTTCGGAGCAAGTTATCGGAGAGCCGACCGTGATTCCGGTTTTGAAAAGCTGCGCTGTGATGCTCAGTCCGCTGGTTGCCTGTGCTGTGTTTAGTTCGTTTGCCATTATGCGATTTCCTGTTGTGCGATCTCCTGCATGGTTGATTCAAATGTGTGAGGTGCTGGTTGCCAGTCGCTCTTCGTCTCTGCGTATTGTGCGAGGATCGAGTTGATCCATGCTCGGACGGCTTGCATTTTTGGTGGTGCTTGTTGGCCGAACTTGCTCTCCAGGTCGAGCAATGCAAGAAGGCGCATCGCGCCGTAGCCTTCGTGGTCGAGCCACGATTCCGCTGTCCATGTTGGAGCAGGCGGGATGACCCACTCACCCTCGCCCCACACTGCATCCGATGATGGTTTGGATGGTGCAAGAATCCACTCTTGGAGCTTGGGATTGTCCACTTCGATCCAAGTGTCGATCAGCCCCTGCGGCAGATCACGGAAGTCGGATGTATTCGTTTGGTTGTAATAATTAGGCATAAACTCTTGTGTGGGCGGCAACGGTTGCGGCGTTGTTGTTGGTGATGGTCAAGCCGCCTTTTTGGTCGATTAGTTCGCGGACGAGGGGGGCGTAGAAGACGAGCGACTGCGGTCTCACCTTGTCGCAGGTCATGCCTTTGGCGAGGGAGGCGATTTCGGCGGCGGTGAGGGCGGCGTTCCAGATGCCGACTTCGGCTATTAGGCCCGTTGTAAAACTGGCTCCGGTAGGGAAACCGCTAAACCGTTGCGCCCCAATGCTGGCTTGGACGGGAGCGCCAACAGATACAGTTGTCGAATTTGTTCCAGACGAAGCCCCGTTTAAGTAGGCTGTTCTACTTGTGTTGGAAGACACCACCCCGCACGCGTGCGTCCAAACACTTGATGAATAACCGGCAGTCGTGTCGGCGTTGCCAACAGCTCCAAGTGAATCAACGCTTTGCATTCTCACGGGGTCTCCAGCCACATCGCCGCGAGCGTATAAAACGTGTCGATCAACATTCGCGGTTACATTTACGCAGATAAGCGCTTGGATCCCTGTTGTATTTGTAGAGTTAAACCAGCACGCAAAAGTTAACGGAGAGCTTGAGACTGGTGTAGTGGCCATGCTCAAAAATTGGTTTGTGCCGTTGAAATTGTAAGCCATTACGCCGCGCTCCTTACTTCGACTGCGATCAATTCCGCATCGCCTGTCATGGTGTCGCTTCCGTTGTTTGCGTCTCGATTTATTTTCAAACGAAACCCGTCTCCAGCAGTTACCGAATCGATGGTGGTCAGTGTGATCTCCGAGTAGTTCGGCACTCCGCTGGTGGCGTTCGTCGTCGTGGTCACGCTGGCAATGGTATCAAAAGAGTCTGCGTCGATATCAGTGGTCATCCGCTCCAAAGAAGCATCCCATACACAGGCTCCCGAGGTAGCAGTGGCAGCAGTCCAGACGATGCGAATTTTGAGTCCGCTGCCGAGCGATGCAGCTTCAGGGATGATGCCGAGAAAAATAGCTGACTCGTCGGTAGCCGCATCGAAATCAAGCACAGCAACGCTGTTTCGAGTATCGAGCGTGGCAAATGCTGTCGCTGGCGGCTGGTTATCTCGAACCGTAAAAACCGCGTAGGTTTTCGTGCCAACGGTGGCAGTAGAGGGCTGAAATATATTGCTGCCGATCATGCGAATAAAATCAGAGCGGAATTTTCGTTTGGTTGTGGAAAGCGAATCTCGAAAGCCCCGTCGAAGACCGGACGATCGTTGCCGAAGTTCAAAGTGCAGAGCACCGAGTTGTTTTTGCTGGCGTTGTAAACAATCGCGCCGTGTGCCGTGAATGTTGCTCGGTCGATCTTAGCATCGTGAAAGGTGACCGCCGCGTTCTTACCGACCATTTCAGCCTTGAACCCGGTGAGCACTATCCCTCCGCGAGTATAGCCTTGGCCGCTCACTTCGCCCTCGTCGGTGTAGTGCGCGGTCGCCGGGCCGATGTTTGCGCGCTTTGTGTAGAGCGCGATCTTGTATGTGTCGGTCGGTTGGTGCATGCCAATCAAGAATTGGCGCTTTGCTTCGAGTGCGATGCCTTGTGCGATCATATTTATTAGGCCTTCGGATGTTCCTTCGGCAGTAGGTCGTTGTCGGTTGTGTAGTTTGGGTTTTCGGGCCTGCCGTTTTTAAGCAGGTAGAGAAAGGCGTTGACGCGAGCGAATGCCCATTGCTCGGCAGACTGCACCCGTGGCGAATGCGATGTGTTAAACGCTCCGAGACCGCGCTGGAATACGCTCTTGAGCGCACCCAGTGTGGCTCTGCCGTTCTTCGTGTTGCTGTCCTTCTCGTTAAATTCGTCTGCCTTGTTCTGTAATGTTTTCTCCTGTTCGGCGGTAACTTCTGCTCCGCGCTTACCGGACGCATCACCTTTGGCTGTGCCTTCTCCCTGCGGGTCTTTGTTCGGAGTATCGGACTTCGGCGCTTTGGGTGAGGCTTTGATATCACCCTTTTCTCCGACGACTGCAAACTGCGTCATGCAGACTGCGAGACGTTGGTCGAAGTCAGGATATTCGGACTCCATCGTGGCATTAACCATGCACCGGTCGATAAAGTCTTCCTCCTGCTCGCGTGGCCCCGGCTCTGGCATGACCATCGCCGTCTCGTGCTGCACGGCTTGAAAGTGCCCGTAAACATCGTTGACCACTACGGCAAATTCTTTGACTTCGGGTCGGGTTGCCAGACGGATCCCTTTCATCTTGTCCGCTGCCCACACCTGTCCAGCGTCTCCGCCCCACAATGCCCACGCAATGCGGCCGGCCGAGGGAAACCCGTCTTCGCCTTGTTGAAAACCCTCACCCTTTTTATCAACTTCGTGCCGTGAAAAAAACGAGTGCATTCTTTTAACGGTGTCTTCGCTTAGGTTCTTGCCGTTCGAGATATCGCGAGCGCGAGCAACACCGATCGATGTTCCTCCGCGCTTGAACTTCTCGCGCCACTCCAGCCCCTTTTCTGCCTCTGCGATCATACCAGCCGTGGGTTTGAAGCTATCTTCAAATACTGCCTTTGCCTGTGTTGGTGCGGGTGCGACCTGTTCCTTACTGGGTTGTGCGTCGATGATCTCTTGTGCCGCCACTTCGTCCATTCCGAACACCGTCTTGAGGATGATGGCAACTTGCTCTGGCGAAAGTTCGCCTCGTCCCATGCTTGCGAGGATCGCAGCCAGCGCATCCGTGCCGCCGATGCCGATAGACTCGATGAGCGGAGCCTCGATCTTCTTTCCTTCTTCCACAACATTGTCTCTGAGTAATCCTGATGCGGAGTCGGAGATTCTGCCTGGCTCAATCTGTAGCTCGATGCCGAGGTCGCGAATCATCGCCGCTTCCTTGGCCCTCGATCGCAGCGCCTCTTCGTAGTCCTCGCCGCCCTCGGAGTAAATTTGCGCGGCGGTTTTCAGTCCTGCCTTCCACAAATCGATGTCGGCGCGAGCTTCGCGACCGTAGTCAATGCTGGCCTTGCGCGGCCATCCCCAGCGGCCATCCAGTAAATACTCATTGTCAGGGATCAGCCCCCGACTTGCCGCGTCGAGCAGCACGATGTTCTTGATGCGGTCGAGGAATTGAGTCTCCAGCAACCTGCGCCACCGTGCAAATGTGCGATCTGCCATTTCCGCTTCCATCCGCGCCATCGGGCCGGACTTGTCGGCATCAAAAGAAAACCCGTAGGGCAACCCTACCGACATGCAGATGTGCGACTGCACAAGACGCACGAACTCCCCAAATGCTCCCGTCGGGCGGGAGTTCTCAAACATCTCCATCTTCTCTCCTGGGGAGAGATAGTTCATCGTGCCGGGGTCAACGCTCTCAAGCTTCGACCGTTGCCCGTAGTCGTTCGGTTGTGAGCTTGCGAAGTAATCGCTGGCCTCGGCTGCACCGGTCTCCGACATGATGATGCCGGTCTGATAGCTCGCAAACTTGATCGCTTGAATCTCGGCCTTCAGTGCTTCCTGTAGGTCGCGAGCGGCGTTGAGTGCCGTGGCAAATGCGGACCGTCCACGGTATTCGTCGAGCCGTGTAGGATCGAAAAGATGAATGAACTCCGCTGCCGGAATCCGTGTTGGATCGATGTATTGGTTCGAAATTGTCCGGACATAAAGCTCGTATTGGTCAGGCCGTCCGTAGTCGTCGAGCACGATGCCGCCGATGTAATCGTCCGAGTCGATCAACCGGTTGTAAGGTGAGCCGATGCGGTCGCTCTCAACGCTCTGGAGTCTCAGCTCACCCTGATCGCGCACGATGACAAACCCGCAGTCGCCATCACGTAAGACCGCCATCACCGCAAGTTGCAAGAGCGTCACAAAATCGTGCCTACGTAGGAAGTCACACTTCGAGCACCAGTTGCGCCAGTAGCGCTCGATCTTCATGTCGAGATCGCGGTCTCCGGTGCGTGCTTGGTAGTTCAGCCGGCCAGCGACATACGTTGCAAACTTGAGTAGAAGTGAGCGGATGGGTGGAAAGTTGTCTGCGAGATCGCGAGCAGCGCGAATCAATTTGTATCGCTCTGTCGTGCCTGCCGTATCCTCGGCACCGGACACATTGCGGCTGATCCCGCGCTTCGTGCTGTCGAGCGCAGAATCAAATCGCCCGAAATTTCGGAGCTTGGCCTGCGAGATCATCCGCGACATCGCGGCCTGCGGAGAAATAAATGCAATCGCCTGAGTGATGATGTCTTGTTTCATTTAAGGTAGCTGGGTCGGGAATGCTGAGACCGTGCGGCGGACGCGGGTTCCGTTTGCGGAAGAGATCGCGGCGGTCAATTCTTTTACGACCTGCGAAACCTCTGCGAGATTTGCGCGAGTGAACGACCGCCCGGCTATGCTGTAGCTCGCCCCCGCCACGGCGATTGCTTCCAGACACTCGATGTATTTTGTCTGCAAACTTTGCAGGGTCGCAAGTGGCAAACCGAAAAATGCTTTGTTGAGTCCCATTATTTAGCTGGTTGCGTCAACTCAAAGATAGGTATTCCCCAGCGTTCCTGTGCCCTAAGTGCGCAGTCGTGCAACGCGTCCAGCTTCTCGGAAAACTCAAGGAAGTCGTATGTCACCCATGTTGGGATGTCTCTTGGATCGCGGCGTATTTCCCAAGTGACCGATGCGTGGATACCCGTTCCCCACATGCCTCTTTGCAGGATGTATCCTGCTGCTTCGATCTTTGCGCTGAGTGTCTCGTAGCTCATACGTCTCCCGTTGGTAAAACCCCTGCCAGCATTGCCGCCGCGAGCGCGATGCACTCACAATCCCAGAGATGGTTCGGCCTTCCGCTGATGCGAACCCACCTCTGCTCGACTTGTTTTGTTTTTGCGTTGATCACATCTTTTTTAATTTCGGAGAGCATTTGCTTTCGGTATTCGTCGCTGACATCTCGCGGAACCTCCCACGCTACAGCGGTCTCAACCTGGCGTAATGCCGAAAGCTTATCCTTGACTCCTTCGTTTGCGAAAAAAAAGTATGCGGCCTTCAGCCCGTGCGATCCGGCCTGCGCCGCTTCGATCTTGGAGACGAACCGTCGCACCCTACGCTCCTGCGACTGGTGCCAAAATCCATCCTGCCCTGACCCGTGCGATGCCGTCCAGCCGCGCCGCGCACACTGCTCGTAGACCACCGGAGTGTCATATCCAGCATCCACAACATTGCACCGTGCTGGCACCGCGTATTGCGTAGAGATCGCGTCGAGTGTCTCCCAAGTCAATGGCCTACTCTCGTGCAGCAGTCGCGACGACCCGTCAGCACGGAACGCCCGGACAACACACCAAAAGTGGTCGCGTTGTTTGTCCACGGCCATGAAGCGATGCACCTCGCCGTCGAGCTTCTGCCCTTCAACGTATTCGCTCTTGCTGTAGTCTGCACAAGCGATCTCTGGCATGTCGCTTGTGACTTCTTCGACCCACACCTGAGCCTTGCGCTTCTGCACGAACTGCCGCAGCGGATCCGTGTTACCGCTGTGTTTGGCTTCGTTTGCTTCCAGAAATTCTCGCACCAATGAAAACCACGGTATCCACCATACTGCGTAGGCCGGAATCTCAAATGATCGCACCCCGCGCACCGGATGCGGATTGAGTGGTCGGTAGCTGGCTGTGCTCGCCAACGTGCGGCGTTCGCTCGCGGTGTCCTTGTATTCAGTTTTGCAGTTCTCACAGGTGAGCCTGATCGAGTCTTGCAAGCGATCCCATAGCCACCCGCCCTTTTCGTCCTTCGCATCGTTGTCCCAGGTGATCGCGTCGAAGAGGTATCTCTGCCAATGCCTGCAAGCTGGACACTCCCAACCGTAGACCTCGCGCGTGCCGCTCTCCCACTCCTC